ATTGCTACGGGTCTTTTAACATCCGGGTTGAGTGCTGCCGCTGGTATTGGAACAGCAAGCAAAACTCTTACAAGTTTTGGCGGCGGAATTCAGGAAATGAGTAAGTTTGATTTTGGTGCAAATGGACTTGGTACAAAGAACTTTGCTGCCGGTGGCGTTGTTACTGCGCCTACTCATGCGCTGATTGGTGAAAAATCTTATCCTGAAGCGGTACTGCCTCTGCGCAGCAGCGTATTGCAAAAGATCACCAGCTTTTTGTTTGATGGCGTGGATTTTGGAGCTGCTTCAGGTGATGGTGCCAATGTTGAAATAATTAATTATGGTGATATTAATACTGGTGCTGATTACGATACCTTTATGGATGACATTCAATATTCTTTAGCTATGGGTGTGCGGGGGTGATGAAGTGACGATCATAAGACGTGAATATTTTCCTGTACGTAAGCAGGTAAAGCTTACAGAACAGCTTATTATCAACGGAACTGCATTGCCATATGCCTACAGCTTTGACGGTGCTGCTGATATCACTGTGCGTGCTAAAAGCGAAAAGCGCGGCTACAGTCACGGCAGCACTATTTCAGGTGATGGCTTTATTGACGGTAAAAAAATTACTTTAGGCTTTGTTATTGAAGGCAGTACGCCAGCTGAACACGATGCCAAGCTTAACGATCTGTATCAGCTCATGTATCAGCGTGACTATCAGCTGCATGCTGGATATGATCGTGGATATTACAATATTGCCTGTATGTATAGTACAAAAGAAAAATGGATCAAGGGATTTAAAGGTCGAAAAGGTGAGGTTGATATAACTTTGCTTTTAGCTGATCCATTTAGGTATGCAAACAGTGAGGCTGAAGCAGAATTTAATTATGCTGATTCTGTGAAGGAAGCTGAAATGTTTATATATAGTAGCGGAAGTATAGAAACACCTTTGGAAATAGAATTAATTCCAAAGAATACGATGAATGACATTACTATTACTCATATTGAAAGTGGTTATAGCATGCGCATTACAGATACACTTTTAACTAAACCTGCGACGCTTATTGTAGATACTAAGGCTGGGACTGTCAGGCGCGGTGCATATAATGCGATAAATACTTTCAGTGGGCAGTTCTTGACCGCTCAACCGGGCGAAAATACATATAAGTTTACTGGTGCAGCTGGAACAATAAAAATTCGTTGGCGGGATAGGTGGCTGGCATGAATTTTCGTTTTGGCAGTAAACTTTTTGGGCGTTATATTTGGGCAGTGTCTGTCAAAAAAAAGAGCGGGCCGGGACCTGGTCCTGATCCTTCGGATGTAAAATATTTGCCTGACTATGTTCAGGTTATTTTTTATAACAAGGATGGTACTAAAACAGTGATATTTTCAAGAGATACAGAAAATAATCCGTTTAATAAAATCGAGTTTGAAAATATAAAAACAGGCTGTGGCAGTGCAACGCTTAATTTCAAACAGTTTCCAAGTTTTGCGGAAATAAGCTACGGACAGCGGATTGATATTTATTTGTTTGCTGATAAGCGGCCGTGGTACAGCGGGCATGTTTTAACGCGTCCTGACAGCGGTGGTACTGGAACAGATTATAAAATAACTTGTTATGGTTATTTTGATAAGCTGGAAAAAGTGCTTATTTTTGGTACTTATGAGAATCAGGAAATCGCAGATATTGTGCGGAATATTTGCAGACAGGTTGAAGCTAAGACTGGTATTGTCTACAACGATAACAAAATATATGACGTCGGCTATGACATAAAGAAAATAGTTTTTGATGGTGTGAGTGCAAAAGAAGCATTGGAACAGCTTTCAGAGTTTGCCACAGATTTTGTTTATGGTGTGGATGAGTATCGGGAATTTTTCTTTAAGCCTCGCGTGGATGAGATCAATGAGGAAGCACGTTTTTGGGTAGGGCCACATATTGACGGATTTGAACCGACACAAAGCATTGATAAGATCGTAAATTACGCGCGTATCAAAGGTGCTGCCATTGACGGTGATGGTGAAAGCTGGCTGGTAACTGTTGAGGACAAGGAAAGTCAAGACTTATACGGTGTATCTGAAGAAGTGTGGACGTTGCCAACTGCTTATACTGCTGCTGATGCTGAGCGCTGGGGACAGTCTGAATTGGCAAAATACAAAAATCCTGTTCTTTCTGCTAAAGCAACAGGTGTTAAGCTGAAATATCCTAAGCCGGACGGTGTTTTTTGGGTACGGCGTTTATCTACAGATGGGCAGGCACTTATAACTGACAAGGAAGGAAAAGAACGTAAGTATCCAATAACCAAGTTAAAATATACGATCAGTGGTGAAAAGGGTATTGATTTTGCTATGGAGTTGGGCGAACCTCCGTATCCGCCTACGGCAAAGTATTTGCTGGATATTGAGCGTAATGCCCGTAACAATGAACTTTTACAGCAGGCTGCTAATACCCAGCTGGTCAAATAATATGAAAAGGATGTGATGATATGGCAGCTCCAAGTAATATACGGATAAATCCGTTTATAGGTGACGGTGGAACTACTAATTATGTAGATTTTACAGAAGTTCATATAATTCCGGCAGTTAGTCCGTTTGTAGTGCGGCTAAATGAAGTGCCACAGAAGAAAGACCCTAGTAATATGAAAGTTGTTTATATGAATGAAACAACAGGTACGCCGACAACAACGGCTTTGACTGAGGTTGCTGCAACGCCGGGAGCAGGTGAATTCCGACCGGATTATTCGACTAATGCAACTAGTGATGAAGATTGGAATACCGGCTTGATTGAATTTTCCAGCGCAGATGCAGGTAAAAGCATTCAGGTAAGTTATACCGGAATGGGAACGCTTGCAGGTGTGAAGAATAATCGTTTCCCGTCATGGTGGCTTAATCGTGGCGATGGTAGCGATGGAGATTTTACACCTGAGAATAATACTACAATAAGCGGGATAAAGAAATATCGCCGAGTTTTTATAAAATCTGGTGTAACAGTTACCGTTGACAGATATGCACGAATACATTGTTTAGGTGCGGTTATTGTTAATGGTAATATAAACGCCGTAGGTATGGGATCTGTGGGAGGAATTGGCGGTTCAGGTAGTAATATTAGTGACGAAAAAAAGAATGGAACGAATGGTCAAGATGGAAACAGTAGTGTAGGTGGTCGTGGAGTTGGTGGTTATGGAGGTGGCGGACAAGGCGCCGCGGGGGGAACAATAGAAAGAACTGATGTAATGATTGATTCTTATTTTTGTATCGCAAGAGGCAGCGGTGGAGGAGGTGGTGGTGGTCGAAATGGTGGTAATGGTGGTAATGGTGGTAATGGTGGTGGTGATATTATAATTATTGCTTCTTCAGTTAAAGTTGGTGGATTGCTGAGCGTGGATGGAATGAAAGGATTCGATGCTACTGGTGATGGTGGCGGAGGAGGTGGTGGCGGAGGGGGACGTGTTTGTATTGTCGCATATAGTGTTATAGGGGCAGATAGGATAACTGCAGCAGGTGGAGCTGGTGGATCTGGAAATGGTGGCGGCGCCCAAGGCGGAAATGGGATAAGAAATATCGTTGAATTAGGAGCAATATAATGATTTGAATATTTGATATAAATTGAGGTGAATTTAATGCTGACAATAGATGGCAAAAAAATATCTTTATCTAAAGGGGATACTTTTGATGTAACTTTTGCTGTTAATGGATATCGACTGAAAGACGGCGATAGCGTTATATTCAGCATAAAGAATACGGCTAATAGCAGCAATGTTCTTATGAAAAAAATATATACAACATTTATTAATAATAAAGTAAGAGTTCAGATAAGTGCCGAAGAAATGGAGAGTTTAACGATAGGAAGTAAAGTATATGATTTGGTTTGTATTACAGGTGATGTTAAAGTAACACTGAATTATCCAGCGAATTTGGTGATAAAAGAGGTGGTACATAATGAGTGATATTTCAAGAAATGAAATATGCTTAGATGTAGAGTTGGAAGGTGCTATTCCTATGTCTGTTCCTCCAGCAGATGCTTATATTCTATATGTTGAGCGTGCAGAGAATGCTGCTGCCTCAGCAGAAAGCAGTAAGACAACTGCAGCAGCCAGCGCGTCAGCAGCAAAGACAAGTGAAACTAATGCGGCCAATAGCGCTAAGGAAGCAGAAAGCAGTAAGATAGCTGCAGCAGCCAGCGCGTCAGCAGCAAAGACAAGTGAAACTAATGCGGC